TGACGTTTTCTAGTTCGCAGTTTTACAAGAATACACGGCTTGTTTAATTTTGAGTTGTTTCCATTTTGGAAATAGTTGGTTTTGGGTTATTTTGATTTTTCAACAGCAAACATATCCTCGAATTCATCTGTCTGCTCTTTGAACTTCATCGGGCTGTCCCCTCTGAAATAAAATCCATTGTCATCCAATTCGCCTTTGACTCCCGTCGCCCAAGACAAGAAAATTGAGCCTTGGCAGTCAGGGCAATTCATGAATGTAAAGTAAGATGGGACTTTCCACCGCTTCGCACATCCACAAAACGGGCATTGCAAATCAACATCTACCTTCTCGCTTGGTTTCTGCGAAATCGCTGTGCTTCCGCTAAATTTTGCAGATAACTTGTCCTTCGCTGCTTTGATATTGACAGGATCAATTTCAGCTAACTTCTCAGCATCAATTTTTAAAACGGCCCCTGCATTCTCGGGATCTTTCTGACTTAAATCCTCAAGAATTTCGTCAGACCCTGTGATCATCTGATAGGCTTTGAATAAGGTTTGATAATCAAGTTCCTGCGCTCGTTCAAAACTCAATTTTACGTCATCTTGTTCAATATAGATTTTCATTCTTTCCTCGCTTTTTCTAAAAGATTACTACCCATTTTTCGGTAATATGATGGGTTCTTGCATATTCTTTCACAGCCATTTCTTCGGCTTGGGTGCGACTATATGCCAAAACATGATAGAAAGCCTGTGTCTGTCTATTGACACCCCAGTTACACCTAATCTCATAGAATTTCAACTCTTTATTGCTAGACCAAAAGTGGGATGACCGCTTGCCTAGCTTGTATGTTTCTCTATCGACTCTCATAATTTGGGGATCAGTCATCAGACCACCTCCACACGTTGACTCAGCGCTTTCGTTTTGCAGTATTCGCAATGACCGCACGGCTTCGCCTTCTCTTCGCCTCGCTTGACCTTATCAAGATGCTGAATCAGCATAGACAGCTCAGTCAGCTCATAGTCGAGTTTTTCCTGCGATTGGAAAACAATCGCCCGGGTATCAGGCGTCGACTCTTTCGTCACTGCGTAAATAATAGGGGTGAACTCTTTGCCGTACTGATTTTCCAGCATCTTCTTGTAAGCAGCCATTTGAAGGACATATCCCCAAGCCTCGAACCAGCGGACTTGAATATTTCGTCCGCTTGCTTCATCCTGAACCCAGACCATACTATCAATGTCAGATTTCGTGGTCTTAATATCCACGAAATACCCTTTTTCAACATTGAGGCAGTCAATCTTACCTTTGAATTCCACTCCTTCGATTTCGCCTGTGACAGCAACCTCTTTCTGACCGACATAAAACTCCATAAATTGCTTGTCGGCCTCCAGTCGCTCAATCATGCGCTGGCCGACCAAGAAGTCAGATTTTAACTGACCTTTGGTCTTTCCGGATTTTGAAATCATGGCATCTGCGTTTTCATCCATAAATTTCTTATGTACTTCTGGACTTTCAAAATAGCTGTGGACCATGTTCCCGACCAAGAGAGCTGTGTTGTCTCTCTGGTCTTCCCATTCTCCTTCCAGCTCCGCTAACGCCCGTGCTTCGCACTCTCTAAATCGCTTATATTGCGAGATAGACCAGTAGCGACGTGCTGAAGCTGCTGAATAGTAGTCTTTACCAAGTAAATCCATTGTCATTCCATTTCCACCCTTTCAGCCTTGCTTGCCATTTCAGGCATTACTCGGACAATAATCCCTAACTCTTGAGAAATAGCCTTGAATTGCTCTTTGACTTGACGCATATTTTTTTCAGGGAAAATAATTTCCATATTTTGGTATCGATAACCATATTTTTTAGCCACATCATCAGAAGCCATATTTTGCGATTTTTGGCCTACTCCTTGTTCGTGGGCACTATTACCCTCCGAACTCGTTTCAGGCTCAAATTCTGGCTGATTCTGAGTGTTTCGTTCTGCTTCCGCTTGAGCTTGTCTCATTTCAGCCGCGTCTGCGTGTAGGATATTGATAACATCCAAAACGGACTTGCCTTCCTTGAGCATGTCAGCGTATTTTTGAGGAGCTAGATCATTATCCTCTGCAATGGCTGTCATTTCCTCGATACGCTTTTTAAGCTCTTCCTCCGCCTTGGCTTTATCAGCTAGGTCTTTATCGTCTAAAATGGCCTGCAGGATATCCTCCAGCTTGGCGCCTCCTTCATAAAGTCGGATATAGACAACTGGGCCTAAGCCGGCCTTGGCAGCTGCTTCTGTTATCTGGATAAGTCCGGCCTCGCGTTGCTGTTTTTTGGTTGCTTCTTCTGCGACCAAATCAACAATCATCTTAGAGGTCGCTTGATTGATCCGCACATTATCAGCCATGAAGCACTTTTTCTTGCTAAAATCGTCAAAGTAAATAGCAAACAACTTGATGTCAAGGTCGACTCCGCTATCTGCGATTGCAGATTCAAAAGCTTCTCTGACTGTTTCCTTGCGAGCCTCTGTCGCTCTCTCTTCAAATTCTTTAATCTGATCTTTGATGTTCGTCTGCAAAGTTTTGATAGGGTCTAGGACAGTATTAACCCATGCTTTCACTTCGTTCAGCGGACTAGAGTAGTCCTTTAGTTGGTTTTTGAGTTCTTGTTCAATCTGACGTTGCACTCGTCCCAATTCGTCTTTAACCTTTGTGTCATCTGACAAGGTTTCTTCTGTCACGATATAGCCAGCGTATTTCTTTTGATATGCTGCTAAAGCTTGTTCCAAAACCTCTTTTCCTTGGATTTCGATTTCAGCCGCTTTCAGGACAAATCCGACTTCTAAATCTGTCACTGGAACGAGTTCTAGGCTATCTGTTACATCTTTCAATTCTTCAGTCATTTTAGAAATCCTCACCTTCTAGCATGTCCATTTGGCCTGTTTCTTCGTCGAAATTCGTATTTTTTTCGGTAGCTAAATTTTGAGCGTCATCTTCAAGAGGTGTAACATCTTTAGCCTGCTCTGCTTCCTCTGGAGCGCTCAGCAAATCAGAGAGATTTTCCGGCTCTTGAGGTGTGACGTCCTTCGCTCTCTTCACTTCATTTACATTCGAATCCTCGTTATCGGCCAGAATAGCCTTTTGTAATTCGATTGAAAGTGGCGCATACTTGCTCAAAAGCTCTTTTATGAGCGTTTTTTGAGCCATAGCGTCAAATTCAGTTTTCCAAGGTGTTCCTGGTTTAAAATCTCCAATCTGCTTGTCGTAGGTTTTAGAATATTTCTGAGCATGTGCTATAACCTTTTCTTTTTTCCAGAAAATCATTTTTCGGAATCCATTGATCAATTCCAAACTTGCAAAATATCCTTCGACCTCTCCGCTATCAACTTGCTCATCCGTTAGATGCAATGTGCCGTAAACTTTGTCGTACCGCAAAAACTCTTCTTTGTAGACGACATCGCAGTTTATATTCCTGATTTGCCCACTCCGTTGAGCCAATTGAATGAAACCTTTATAACCCATCTGGAATTGAGCTTCATTTATTTTCACCCAAGTATTTCCGCGCTTCTCGCTTCGGTTATACGGTACTACATACGCCATTCCAAGGCTTGGCTCAATCGGTAGCTTCAAAGTTGCTGCTTTCATGGCTGCGTTCATGATACTTGTATTTGTAGCCTGGGCCAAATAACTATTGTTGTTTATAATTGACAACAAACTTGCAACGAATTGTGCCTCACTCCCGTCCAATACCGACTTAAATCTTTCTAACGCTGCTGGACTTTTGAATGCCTGTTGTGGTGTCAATGTGTCGAATTTAGCTATTTCATTTGCCATTATTTTCTTCTACCTTTCGTTTTCTTAAGATTCCAATTCTCACGCTTCAAGCGTCTGTTTTTGTTTTGCAATTTTAAAATAATATCTTGTTGGTCGTTGATAATCTGCCCGAGTTCTCGGCCAAGATGAATATATTCAGCCCGCCAGTTATCAATTTCTGCGTGTAGTTCCTGGATCATATTTCATCACCTACATATCGACGCCGACCGCATCCGATATCCACATACTCGCTAGGGTCAAGTTCTTCTCGTGGTTCAGGCGGTTGCATCATATCTCTGTCATAATCAAACATGAGCATACACCTTTCCGAGTTCCAGAACTCGTTTCACATATCTAGCTTTAGACGTCAAACCGAGATCAAGCAATTCGTTTTTTTCTTCATGATTGGCCAAAAGCCACACACGGTTTTCAAGTTCAATTCTGGTCATCTTCCTGCTCCGCCTTTTCAATTTTCACTTCAATATCTAGACGTTTCATCGCTTCATCTACCGACTTGCCGTCCAAAACATCCTTAATCATGTGGCTCATATCATGAAACGATTTAGCTTTAGCTCTGCTTTTTTCGTTATCTGGGATCAAACCGATGTCCTGCATTAGTAGGAATGCCACACTTGCGTCATGCATTGCCTTCTGAAGTTTTTTGATTTTTTTGATTGTTTTTAGTGTTTTAAACATATTGTTCTCCTTTTTTTCTTTATTCTCCGACTTTCCAAATTCGGCAACGGGATTCCACTCCAGAAGAAGTCTTATCTTGAAATTCCCAGTCATTGCCATAAGTTCCTGCAGCTTCATATGACGCTGACTTCAAATAAGCAATAGCTTCTTCTT